GTGCCGGGGAGAGAGGACGAGGCCTTCGAGGAGGAGCCCGCGCCGATCCGGGAGTTCATCACGGGTCGCGACTATCTGGGCCTCGCGGACGAGGTGTACCCGGCGGTAGTGGAGGTGCTCGCGGAGATCTTCGAGGGCGGGTACACGGAGGCAGCGCTGTGCTGGGGAATAGGGGCGGGCAAGTCGTACACCGCGAGCTTGGCGATTGCGTATCAACTGCACCGGGTGCTGTGCCTGGCGAATCCGCAGAGGCACTACGGGATCGGTGAGGGGAGCACGATCAGCTTCCTGAACATGTCAACGAACGGCGAGCAGGCGCGGCGAGTGGTGTTCGGCGAGATCCTGAGCCGCATTCGGCGCTCGCCGTGGTTCGAGCGTTACGAGCCGAGGATGCTGCAGCGGGAGTTGCGGTTCCCGAAGGACGTGGTCGTGATAAGCGGCAACTCGGCGGAGACGTATCCGCTGGGGTACAACGTGCTGGGGGCGGTGATCGATGAGGCGAGCTGGCTTCTGGAGGCAGACGGTGGCCGCAGGGACTCGGCGGAGGAGATCTACAACGCGGTGCAGCGACGCATCCGCAGCCGGTTCCTGGATGCGGGCCTGCTCATGATGATCTCGTCGCCGCGGCACCGCGGGGACTTCCTGGAGCGGAAGCTGGAAGAGGCGGAGCAGAGCCCGGGGGTCTACGCATCTCGGAAGGCCATCTGGGAGGTCAAGCCCGCGGGCTGCTACTGCGGGGAGACCTTCGAGTGTGACGGGATCGAGGTGCCCGTGGAGTACAGGCCGGAGTTCAAACGGAACAGGCAGCGCGCCATGCGCGATCTGGCGGCGCGTCCGTCCGAGGCGTTCGCACCGTTCTTCCCGGACGCGCAGGTTCTGGCGCGGGCGGTGGATGAGGACCTTGAGGCACCGATATGCGCGGGGGGTGAGTTGTCGCCGACGTTCCAGCCGTCGGAGCGATGGCCGCGATATGTGCACGTCGATCTGGGCCTGCGCCGGGACGCCTGCGGGATTGCGATGGCGCACTGCGAGGGTAGCCCGAGAGACGGGCAAGGGCCGACTGTGGTGGTGGACCTGATGCACAGGATCGTGCCGCCGGAGGGGGGCGAGGTGCAGTTCTCGCAGGTGCGGGAGCTGATCGTGACGCTGGCGAGGCGAGGCTTCGAGATCGCGCAAGTCAGCTACGATGGCTACCAGAGCGCGGACAGCCGGCAGATTCTGCGACGCCAGGGCCTGAGTGTGAAGCTGGTGTCGGTGGACCGGACGCTGGAGGCGTACGAGACGCTGAAGGAAGTGCTCAGCGCAGGGCGACTGCGGTGGTACCGGTACCAGCCGGTGATTGATGAGTGCATGGGCCTGGAGATGGTACGGGGACGGAAGGTCGATCACCGACGCGGGGGATCGAAGGACGTCGCGGACGCCGTGGCGGGCGCGGTGAGCGAGGCGGTGAGGAACTGGGGTGGAGGCGCGATGAGGGGGCACATAGTGTGAGCGGCGGTGACTGGAGACAGGCAACAGGGATTGGCGAACGGCGACGACGACAGCCACGACAGCGATGGCGGATGGGACAACAGGCACGGGAGCGACGCGGGGCGCCGGGGGCCGGCGCCCCGCCTGCAGTGCGGAGGTGCTGGGATGGACGAGACGCTGATCAAGGCGCACATCGTAGGCGGTGATGAGCGGCGGGGGCAAAGCCAGCAACTACCGGAGGAGAGCTGGCGGCAGTCGTACGCCGACGGCGAGGTGGTGGAGCCGCCGTATTCACCGGCGGCCCTGGCCGAGTTGTACGAGGGAAACTCGACGCACAAGGCGTGTGTGGACGCGAAGACCACAAACATCGTGGGGTTGGGCTACCGGTTCGTGCCAACAGAAGAGGACGCGAACGAAGAGACGCGGCGGCGCCTGACGCGGCTGTTCGGATCGTGCAACCCTCGGATGACCTTCACCGAAGTCATGCGGGCCGTGTGGACCGACGTGGAGACGACCGGCAACGGCTACCTGGAAGTGACGCGGAACGCCGCGGGAGAGGTGGACGGGTTGTACCACGTGCCGGGGACGACGGTGCGGGTGAAGGCGGATCGCGGCGGCTTCGTCCAGATACGGGACGGGCGCAAGAGGCACTTCCGCAACCTGGGCGGGGAACCGGTGAGGGATGCGGAGACGGGGGAGGTGCAGAACGAGATTCTGCACCTGTGGAAGTACACGCCGCAGTCAACCTACTACGGGGTGCCGGACATCGTGGCGGCGATCAGTGCCGTGGCAGGTGATCGGGCGGCCGCGGAGTACAACGTCAGCTTCTTCGAACACAACGCGGTGCCGCGGATGGCGGTGATCGTGGAAGGCGGACAGATGTCGAAGGAGCTGCTGCGGCAGATCCGGCGGTTCATGGAGACGGAGATCAAGGGCCAGGCGCACAAGACGCTGGTGCTTGAGGTGCCGGGGACGGATACGAAGCTGAGGCTGGAGCGGCTCGCGCAGTCGGCGGGGGAGGATGCGGGGTTCCTGGAGTACAGGCGGTGCAACCGCGATGAGATCCTCATGGTGCACCGTGTGCCGCCGAGCAAGATCACGATCGTGGAGAACGCGAATCTGGCGAACAGCAAGGACCAAGACAAGACCTTCCGCGAGCAGGTGGTGCGTCCAGAGCAACGGCGGATCGAGTTCCAGATCAACCGGATGATCCGCGAGCAGATGGGGATTGAGGACTGGGAGTTCCAGTTCCGAGAGATGGACCTTACGGAGGAACTGCAGCAGGCGGAGATAGCCAAGATCTACGCGGACATCGGCGTGTGGACGCCGGGGGAGATCAGAGCGAAGCAAGGCCTACAGGCGCTGAAGGCCGCCGCCACGGGGAAGGCAGAGGAGAGGGAGTAGCGCGCAGTTGAGGGTGCGGAGGTGGACCGATGGCCAGACTAGAGGGACCGGGAAGCTTCTCCGTGAGGATGCCGCTGTGCAAGGTGTGGGAGGACGAGAATGGTGAGATGCGGTTCGAGGGCGTGGCGTCCTCGACGAGCCTGGACCGGCAGCAGGAGCGGATGACGCCGCGCGCGATCAGGAAGATGGCCCAGTACGTGGGGCTTGACCTGCTGCCGTCGCACTCGGCGGGCCCGCTGGAGGAGCTGGGCGTCATCGACGAGGCGTGGGCGGACAACGACAGGTTCCGGGTCGCGGGGCGGCTGGACAAGAGCAGCCCCGAGGCGCGGCGGCTGTTCGACCGTGTGATGAGCGGGCGCAGCTACGGACTGAGCGTTGGCGGGCGCGTGACGAAGGCGTTCTGGCGGTACGACGACGAGGCCAGGAGGCAGGTGCGGCACATCGACGACGTGGAGCTGGATCACGTGGCGGTGTGCCGGCCGACAGCGGCGGCGAACCCGGACACGTACCTGGCGACGCTGGCGAAGGCGGCCGAGGGCGTCATAGAGGCGCCGGAGGACGCGGTGGACGAGGAGGCGATGCTTGTGCGCATCGGCCGAGCCGCAGTGAGCGCGGCTCGGTGTCTGTGGCCTTTCGCCAAGGGGGAGGAGACGGAGGCCGGGGAGCCCGGCGACGACGCGATCGATGACGAACTGCGGACGCTGGGGGAACTGCGCAAGGAAGTGGAGACGGCACTCGCCGAGATGCGGGGGGTGCTGGAGGACCTGAGGAAGAGCGAGGAGCCGGAGGCGGCCGCGGAAGAGGAGCTGCCGCACGGCGTGTCGCAGGCGCTGCCCGGGCAGGAGAGTGGGGCGAAGGAGAGCCTGTGGGCAGGGGTGGTGTGACACGGCAACTACAAGCTGCAAGCGGCAAGCAAACGGCGAACGGCAGCGATGAAGGCAACCACAGGCACGACAGGTACGAAGGCAACAGCTAACGGCGACGGCGAGTGCGGTGACGGGCATCGCGCGAGCAGGGCCGATGAGACGGTAAGGAAGAGAGCTAGAGCGAGGCCGACGGGACTGCGAGCTTTCGCGTGAAGGGGAGTGCTCGTGTTGGGTCAGGAGGAGATGCTCCAGAAGGCAATCGATACGACCGACCTCGCGGACGGGGGTCTGCTGTCTACCGGGCAGGCCGATCGGTTCATCGACATGTCATTGGACCAGTCCGTGATGCTGAAGGACGCGCGCGTGGTTCGGATGCGCAGCGCGGTGATGGAGCTGGACAAGATCGCGACGAGCGGGCGCGTGAGCCAGCTCCGGAGTGAGGGCGTGGCGCCGGAGAGTCTGAGCGAGCCGGCGTTCTCGAAGGTGACGCTGACGGCCGTGGACATCATCACGCCGTTCGAGCTCACGATGGAGGCGCTGGAGGACAGCATCGAGCGCGGTGACCTGGAGGAGACCGTGATCCGGGTGATGGCGCGGCAGACGGGGACGGACCTGGAGGAGCTGGCGGTGCAGGGCGACACGGGCTCGGCCGACACTTTCCTGCAGGGCCTGGACGGCTGGCGCGTGCTCTCGGAGGACGGCCACACGGTGGACTTCCTGGGAGCGACGCTGGACAAGGATGGTCTGGCGGGGATGTACAAGGCGTTGCCGAACCGCTACAAGCGGAATCACGGCGCGCTTCGGTTCTACTACGCACCGGAGGCGGTTCAGGACTGGCACGACACGTTCACGGACCGTGCCAGCGCGCTGGGCGACGAGGCGCTGACCAGCGCAGTGGCCCCGCCGTACATGGGCGTGCCGGTGGCGTCGGTGCCCAATATCCCGACGGACCTGGAAGGGGTGGGCGGGTACTCGGGCTCGGACCTGACGTACGGGTTCCTGACCCCACGTGAGAACCTGGTGTTCGGCATCCATCGGGATATCCGGATCGACAAGGACCGCGACATCCTACGCGGTGTGAACATCTACACGATCACGACGCGCATCGCGGTGGAGTTCGAGGAGGACGACGCCGTGGTGCTGGCGGTGAACGTGGGCACGGCGTCCTAGCAGGGATGCAAGCGCGGGCGTGACGATCAGGGGGCGGCCAAGCGGCCGCCCCCTGCGCCCTGCGTCCTGGTGTCGAGACGAGCATGGGAAACCGGGGCCGGGACTTGAGGCGCCGGGCGACGGACGGAGGTGCACCAGTTGGCACGACCTCAGATGCTGTACGTGGGCAAGCAGGGCGCGGTGACGTACGAGGCGATTGGCAACGTCGAGATGGGGGCGGGGTCGAAGGGGTCGCTGGCGCTATGGTACCACCCGGCGGCGCAGTTGCAGCGGGGCTCGATCGTGCGGATCACCGCGGACGAGGGCAATGCCCTGTCGCTGAGCCGAAGCCAGGAGACCTGGTACTGGAACTCGATCAGCGACGAGTCAGGGACGCCCGTGACGCACGACTCGACGGACGTAGCCTGGCGCTTCGTGGTCGCCACGTGGGACTTCAGCGGCGGGCCCGGGAACGGAGTGCTGCGGCTGTATCTGGACGGGGAGGAGGTCCCGAACTCGCCGGTGGAGGTGGCGTCGGCGCCGCTGGGCCCGCCGGACACGATCTACGTGGGCCCGCGACCGGAGAACACCTACAGCCTGGCGTACGCAGTCTACGACCACCTTGCGGTGTGGAACGACGTGATGACCGCGCAGCAGGTATCGGCGCTACATGGGCAGGGGAGGCGGCACGTACCCGAGGAGACGGACGGGAGCGGGTCGCTGTTGCTGTGCGCATCGTGGGACGAGCAGTACGACGCTGAGATCGCGGAGGGCTCGCCGACGGCGGGTCTGGATGGCGAGCAGGATCAGTACTGCCGGCTGGACGTGGGCAGCCGACACGGGGGCAAGCGCTTCAGCTATCGCACCGGTATGCCGGCACACGACGGCAGCCAGGACGACCGCGTACCGCTGCTGGCAGTGCTGCAGCGGACGAAGTGGGGCGCCGTCAGCGAGACGAACACGGATGAGTACGGGCAGCTCGACCTGGACGGCTCGAACAATGGGCATCCGGTGGGGGCGTCGCTGGCGCCGTGGCTGCCGTCGCCGAGCTCACCGATGACGCTGCGGGTGGGCATCCACGTGCCGGCCGGCTCGGCCCCGCGGTTCCTGGCGGTCGCGGTCGGGGCGCATTCCTACCACGTCGGTGACGAGAATCGATTCGCGTGCGGGTCGGGGTGCACGGCGGGGACGCTCTACTCGCCGTCGCTGACGCAGGAGGACGGGCACTGGGCGGGCGCGGAGCTGGTGATGCTGACGGGTGGCGCCGCGAACGAGAAGCTCAAGGTGCTGGACAACAGCCAGAGCGGGAACTCGCTGACGATTGATGGGCAACTGTCGGAAGCGCCGAGCGCGAACGACATAGCCGTGGTGTCCGTGCCGCGGCGGGTCGAGCCGTTCCAGTCGGACGGCCCGCTGTACCGGCTGGAGTGCGACCTGAGCGAGGTGCTGATCAATGAGCGGTTCGCGATCCTCGAGACGGCGATCTGCGGGGCATGGGGCTATACGTGCATCAACCTGGGGCGGGTGCAGCTCTACCCGTACACGCTGACGCAGGAGGACGTGTTTATCGGGAAGCGGGACTCGAACTCGTACCCGGAGTGGACGTGCAGCCTGCTGATCGAGCGGATCGAGATGGACGGTCCCAGCACACGCTCGGCGACCAGGTGCACCGACGACACGTTCCTGGTGACGGACGTGGACACGGGCGACAGCGTCAGGTTGTGGCGGGCCGAAGGCGTTGAGCGCGAGACGAGGCAGCCGGTGCAGTACGCTTCTCCGCAGGAGATCCAGGACAGCTTCACGGCGGCGGGGACGTGGCGAGACACGATCAGGTACTGTCCGAGCTGGATGGAGTACGACGCGGAAGCGGACCGGCTGAACGCGCTGCTGGTGGGCATTGACCCGCAGGGAGTTGAGCGCGTGGGGTACATCATCGGGGACTGGGACGAAGATGCGGGGCGTGTGGTGTGGGAGGATGACCCCGACCCGCGCAACCCGATGTTCACGCTCGACGAGTTGCGCGAGGTACTGGGCGGGCGCTCAGAGGCCTACAACGAGATCGGGATGGTCAACGCGGTGTTCCAGGTTTCGGATGACGAGTGGGTGCTGGTGTTCACGGCGACGCTGGGCAATCCGGACGGGATGGCCGCGTGCGCGCTGACGGGAGCGGAGGACAAGTACTCGTTCGCGCCGGCGGAGCACTTCGACGCCGCGCTGAACCCGCTGACACCGGCGCTGGCAGGCGATGACAAGGTAGTGCCGGAGGGCAGTGGGCTGGGGCTGTTCGGGAACCGGGACCTGGAGCCGCGGTTCGTGGAGAACCCGTGGGCGACGCACAGGTCGGATCGGTACTGGGGGTACGCGCGTGCGAAGACGGTCACGAACCCTGGTGCGGAGGTGGGCTACCAACTCGCGCGTCCGCTGTCGTGCATGGTGACGGACGATTTCCGGAATCTGCGAACGCTGCCGTGGCGGAACCAGATCATCGCGCCGGTGTACGGCTGGTTCCACTGGCCGCACCCGGAGTGGTTCGGGCCGTCAACGGTGGGCCTGGTGGTGGACGATGGTACGGTGTCGTCGTCGAATGTGAGTCTGTACACGTCGGAGGACGGCGTACACCTGCGGAAGACGCTGGACGCGCCGCTGATTCCGAAGAACTCGCCGCCGTTCAACGCGGCGTATCTGATGCCCGTGTCCGTGCCAGTGCGCCTGGGCGCGAGGCGGCTGTACTGGTACCGGCAGGGCAAGTCGGGTAACGACTTCAACATGGCGAGTATCCGACTGGACGGCGAGTCGCTGTACCGGCTGGAGGCGTCGGCGGTCGAGGGCGAGCTGGAGACATCGGCGCTGGCGCGCTCCGGGGCGATGTGGGATGAGCTGCGGCTGAACGTGGACCCGAAGGGCGGCGCGGTACGCGTGGCGCTGGTGGACGCAGCGACCGGAGACCTGGTGCCGGGCTACGGGTACGACGACTGCGACGGGGTGTCCGAGGGCGTCGAGAAGCGCGTGAGCTGGGATGGCGCGGGGCTGTCGGAGGTGACGGCGGAGGAGATCACGCTGCGCTTCCGGCTGACGCGCCAAGATGCGGGGCAGGCGTCGCCGGAGCTGTATGCGTGGACGATCGCGCCGCCGCGTGTCGGTGACCGGCCGAAGGCAACGTCGGTGCTGGTGGAGGGCCGGACGAATCCGGCGAGGGTGGCCGACCCGCAGCCGGACCTGTCGTGGACGTACGAGGACAGGCAGGAACGAGCGCAGACGGCGTACCAGGTGCTAGTGGCGTCCACGGAGGCGAAGCTGGACGCGAATGAGGGCGACGTGTGGGCCAGCGACGTGGTGCTGTCGAGTGAGCACGGGGCGAAGTACGGGGGCGTGGAGCTGGACTCGGAGCGGACGTACTTCTGGAAGGTGCGAGTGCGCAACAGCGAGGGAGTGTGGTCCGAGGAATGGTAGCGTCGGGGGTTTTCACGACAGCGAACCTGACGTCGTACTGCTCGGTGGATGATGTGCTGGCGCTGTTGCGAGCGTACGACACGTCGGCGTGGGGCGCCGAGGAGGACCTGGTGGCTGAGATTGGGGCGCTGCTGGGGCCAACGAAGTCGGCGATCGATGGCGCGGCGGGCCGCGACTTCATGCTGCATGCGGACGCGACAGTGACGCTCGACGGGAGCGGCACGCGAGTGCTCCTCCTGGCCCCGCTTGGCCTGACGCCGGTCGTGCGTGTGGGGTGGGTGCGCGTGGGCGGCGCGGAGCTGGCTGACGACGAGTGGCTATTCTACCCGGAGGAGGCGGCGATCGTGCTGGCCGCATCTGCCGGGTACGGAAGCCGCTTCCCGGAGGGGAGCCAGAACGTAGAGGTGAGGCTGGACTGGGGGTACGAGGCGACGCCGGCAGATGTGATGGCGGCGCAGGCGAAGCTGGCGGCGGCGGAACTGATCGGCAAGTGCAGCGGCGAGGGCGGCGGCGTGGAGGCCGTGAGCCTGGGCGACTACACGGTGCGCTACGGCGGGGCAGGTCGGTTTGCCTACACGATTCGGCGGCTGGTGTCCGAGGCGAACGAGGTGGTCGCTCGGTACCGGCGGATCGACTTCTGCGCGATCTGAGCGAGGTGACGGCGGATGACGGATGCGATCTTCCGCGAGCTGCTGACCGAGATGGCGACACTGGCACGCCCGCGGGTGGAGCTGGACGCCGAGGGTGGGCCGAGGACGCCGACCTACGATGAGGTGGCGACCGGCGTGGCCGTGCGAATCGCTCCCGCGGCCACTGCGAGCGAGGACGACCTCCTAGGACGAACCGAGGAGGTGACGCACGTGGCGTACCTGGAGCCGATCGACCTGCGGCCGTCAGACCGGCTGGTGACACACCCGGTGGCGACGACGCTGGCGGAGGACGTGGAGGCAGGAGCAATGACGCTGCCGGTAGCGTCGGTGGCGGGCTTTCTGGATGGGCAGAGCGTTGAGATCGGCTCGGGCGGCGGCGTGGAGGAGCGAGTGGTGGTAACGGTCGGGAGCGACGAGCTGAGCGTTGCAGATGGCCTGGACGCGGGTCACGGCGAAGGTGCGCCGGTGCGCGTGGTGCGGCGCTTTGAGGTCATCGCGGTGGAGGACGAGGCGGGGATGGGGCACCACCTGCGGGCGGCGGTGCGGGAACTGTAGGCGGCGGACGGCAGACGGCAACGGCACAGGCGGGCGGCCGGAGAGAGCCGCCCGCCGGCGGTTCTGCCGGTCGGCAGGGGGATATGTCGGCCGGTTGGGCTGAGCGATGAGGACGGAGGGACGGCGAATGGCGGTGGATATGTTCCACCAGAACGAGATAGCGCGGGCGATTCGGATGCTGTGCCAAGGGGCCACGGCGCTAACGGCGGACACGCAGCCGGGGTACGAAGCGAGCGTGGGCAGCAACGAGTTGTTCGCGCTGGGGCAGCAGGTGCGGCTGCGCGACTCGGCCGGGTGCGAAGAGAAGACCGTTGCGGACAAGGTCGGGCTCACGACCGTGGTGTTCACGGAGCCGATCGACAGCCAGTACCTGGTGAGCCGCAGCGGGCGTCTAGAGGTGGCGGCCGGCGGACTGGACGATGTGCGCTGGGTTGGCCAGGGGTCACCGGAGCTGATGCCGCGATCGCCGGCCGAGCGGTTCCCGTGCGTGCTGGTGACGCCGGGGCCGATGCGGCAGCCGCTGAGCGCGGGCAGCAACCGGGCGTTCCAGCAGGACTACACATTCAGCGTCTACTACGTCGAGGCCTACGAGGGGGACCAGCGGGCCAACATCGAGGTGCTGGAGGCCGCGGCGGCGCTGTTCAACCTGCTGATGGCGGACCCGTACCTGGGCGGCACGTGCTGGCACAGCCAGGTGACGGAAGTGGACCCGGAGCCGCCGGTCCAGGAGCGGCTGCGGGAGCGTGAGAAGCCGCTGCGGGTGGTCGAGCTGACGGTATTGGCGCGACGGGCGGCGGTGTGGCAGCCGGCGTGAGCCTGCGGCGGGTTGCGCGCAACGGCGGAAGGCGACGGCAACGACACAGGCCGGAACGGGGTCCGGCCTCTCCAATGGCGACGGCGGGCGGCAGCGGCCGGGCGGGCTGGGAAGCCCGCCCCTCCGCACGGCAACGACAATGGCAAACGGGGACCGCAGAGGGCAACGGCAGGCACGGCACCAAGTCCGCGCCCTACAACAACGGATGGCGATGGTGGGCAGCAAGGGCAACGGTGATGGTGAGCGAGAGACCAGGCGCGTAAGGCGCTGAGAGATACAGGGTGGTGTGAGCATGGCTGTAGCACTCGCGCAGGAAGGCAGCTTCGGGTTCGGGCTGCAGAGCGAGAAGGGAACGTTCCAGGCTCCGACAGTGTGGCTGCCGCTGGTGAAGCGGCAGGGGGGCGTAGGCGACGGCGTGACGCTTCGGAGGAACTACACGCTGCTGGACATGGCGGACAGCAACGACTACGAGAGCCGCTACTACTCGGCAGGCGATTGGGCCGAGGGGGAGCTGGCGGTGCCGCTGGTGCCGGGGTCGCTGAGCGACCTGATCTCGTGGCTTCAGGACCGCGACGGCGACAACCAGGGGAAGTGGGCTTCGGCAGTCATCGACTGCGTGAACGAGGTCAAGAAGCTGACGGACGTTAAGGTGCGGCGGGCCCGGATCGACCTGGCCAAGGGCCAGCCGGTGGTGTGCACGCTGGAGCTGGGGGGGCTGAAGGTCGAGAGTGGGACGACGCCGACGCCGAACATGCCAACCGCGGCGCCCTACATCTTCCGCGAGGCGACGGTGGAGCTGGCGGTGGGCGGTGGCGCGTTGGCGGAGGACATCAACTGCGAGCACATCCAGCTCGTGATCGACAACGCGGTCGAGACGATGGCTGAGGGCATGCGTCTGGCGCCGGGCGTTGCGCCGAGGCAGATGTACAACCTGGCAGGCGTGCGCTGCTGGGGCGCGTTCAGCCGCGACTTCGTGGACAACGCGGTCTACGGCGACTTCGCGACCGGTCAAGAGGCGGCACTGTCGATCACGCTGACACGCGGGGCGGCGAGTGCGGTGATCTCGCTTCCGCGCGTGCTCTACACGGCGAGCGACCTCGGGCTGCCGGGGACACACGATCACAGGATCGTCGAGAAGGTGGAGTTCACGGCGCTGGGTAGCGTGGATGGCCTCACGCCCCCGGTGGCGCTGTCATAGGAGAGCCGACAGCCAGACAGGAGGAAGCAGGCACAGATGAGCGAGGAGATTACTGTCAAGCTGCACCGGACGACGGACCTCACGGAGGCCGCGGCGCTGTGGTCGCTGGGGCATCCACTGCACGGGATCGAGGTGCGTGACGGGTGGGCGACCTTCGTCATCGGGCACGTGATTGAGGACGAGGACTTCGACAGGCTGGTGCGGAGCTACCAGCGGGGCGAACTGCTGGTGGAAGCCGGAGAGTTCGCCAGACGGCGGAACGAGACGGCGGCGAAGATGCGCAGGGCCATCGCGGAGGCCCAGGCCGCCGCGGGGAGTGCCGCCGGTGAGTGAGGGGATGCGGAGGGAAGCCGAGGCGTGGATCATCGCGGCCGCCGGGGAGGACACGAACCGGCTGTTTGACGCGCCGGTCGAACTCCCGGGCTGCGACGGGCGCCCCTGGGTGGTCCTGCGACCACTGACGGCGCGAGAGGCGCTGCGGCGGGAAAGCTTGGGACTACGCGAGGAGCTCGAGCTGGGGCCGGATGGCACGACTAGGGCGGTGCGGCGGATGTACGACCACGCAGCGATGATCGAGTTCGAGATCGAGCGGTGCGTGGTGGAGTACGCCCTGCCTGTGGCGGCCGAGGGCGGCGAGGTGCGGCTGGTCCGGAAGACCGATGGAGTGGGCGCTCTGGGCGGAGATCTGCTCGACCGGCTGCCGGCACGGCTGATGGACTGGCTGATGCGGTGCCTCGACGAGGTCAACATGAGGCGTCCGGAGGACGCGGAGGTGCTGGCGGAGGCAAAAAAAGCCTGACGGCCGCCGCGCACGCGGGGGTGCTGGGCCTGGGCATGCACAGCCCGGAGCCGGCCGACAGTGAGTGGGCCGGCGAGGGGGAGCTGCGCGAGGGCCGGGACTTCGCGACGACGGCGGAGTTCGTTGCTCGTGCTCAGCCAGCGGCCGGGCGGGTCGTGCGGCAGGGAGCCGGGCGGGCACTGGCGCGGGCGGTGGCCGAGGAGACGGACTGGCTCATGCGGACGGGGCAGTTGCCAGGCGGGCTGGCGTGGGACGACCAGCCCGCCTGGCGCGTA